CGGTGCAGAGCTCTACCGTCCGCATCCCGCGTATGTTGTAGAGATGGCTGCGGAGCCGGTTGTAGTCCATGACTTCAGTAAGCAACCTGGCCAGACCGTTCAGCTTGACCGTTATCGTTTCTGGGGCAATCCTGGCTCTAAGGAGTCTCGGGAGCGCACTGCTGAGCAGACCATCGGTACTGCCAACAGCAGGAACATTGTGAAGGACAAAGTGCTGGTTACTCTTCGTGAGTACACCGGTCCTGCGGACCCTTCCGATCCCACTCAGCCGAGCACCTTTAAGATTGCTCGCGAAACCCTTATTACTGCTCAGCGTCTTCTGCTGGATACCGGTAACCTTACCGCTTTCCACCAGTCGATCGGCTCCCTGACTCTGCTCGACGACTATCGTCGTTGGCGTGATCGGGTGTTCATCAACGAACTCCTGAAAGCTGTTTCCAAGGGTCAGTCTTCTGACAGCCAAGGTGGTTACTACTACCCCGGTGATCTCGCCGTCGGTAGCCTCACCTACGCCAACGCCGAGCAAGCTAAGTTCGACGTTAAGGATGACCTGCTGCGCGTGGTGAAGAGCCTGCGTAAGCGGAACACTCCTACCTACCAGGATGGTTTCTATCGCTGCGTTTGCGATCCTACTTTCCTGATGCACCTGCGCCAGAACAGCGACTTCCGTGAAGTTGCTCGTTATCCCGGCAATGGTCAGATCAACCCCCTGATGTCCTCGATGCAGCCCAACGCTGCCATCTACATGGGTCAGGGCTTCGGCCAAGCCACCTTCGTGGCTGGTGAGCCGATCATGCCGACCGGTTTCGTGTTCGAAGGTGTTCGCTTCTTCGAATCGACCAACATGCCTTCGCAGAGCCAAACTGCGACCATCGGCGGTACTTCGTCTTCGTACGAGTCTGCTATCGGTATGTTCTTCGGTCCGCAGTCTGTTGGTGTCGGCATCGGCGGTAACAACGCCCAAGTGCTGCTCAACAACAATGACGATTTCAGCCGTTTCATCATGATGATTTGGAGCCTGTACGCAGGTTTCGAACTCCTGAACGCTGACTTCGCCACCATTGCCTACTCATTCAACGCTTGAGGAGGTAATTAATCATGACTGTTAATCCCGCACAAATCTCGGTTGCCAAGATTTATCCTGGTAACTACACCAACGTTCTTCGTTATTGGCACGAAGAGAAGTCCGTTGTTTATCTGAACGAGAACGGTACTTCGCAAACTCTGACCAGCCAGCCTATTGGCGGTCCTGTTGGTGTTATCTTCCAGCCCGGCTGGATTGCTCAGCAGGCTATCGGCTACGTTGACCTGTCCTATCAGGCTCTTGGTAGCGTTAACCAGCTTGAGTATTACGCTCAACCTTACGGTTCCGGTCTGAACGGTTCTAACGGTTCGTTCAGCAGCGCCAACGTCATCATCCCTTCTCCTGATTACCACAAGGATGTTCGGGCTGATATTGCGAACGGTATTACTGTTCCTTCGGGCGCTTATGTTTACCGTGCTTCGCTCCGCGTTGACGGCGGCGATGTGGTCAGCAGCGGTGTTGGCGGCGGCGTGGCTTCGCCTTGCCTGACGCTGGTTCCTGCTATGAACCAAGGTCTCCGTGCAGACGGCACCGTGGTGTCCGGTCAGTTTGGTGTTACTGTGAGCGGTTTAAATAGCCGCATCACTAACGGCACCAACAACTCGGTGAACATTTTCAACTCCAGCAACTTGTCTGCTCTGACTGCAGATAAGACTTGGCAGTTGTTTGCCACCCGCAACCTTGGCGGTGTTGTTGCCTCTGGCTTAACTCTGGCTTCGGGTGTTTATGACCCCCGTGCTCAAGCAGGTAAGCTGTCTGGTAAGAACAAAGCTCTCGCTATTTGCGAAGTTTGCTGGCTGGTTCCTGACGAAGCGCCTAAGCGCGACGATCTGGTTCTGCAACCCGCTGGCCTCGTGGAGTCGAGCACCTACACCTCGACCGTTCCTTCCTGATAAATTTAGGAAAAATAAAGGCCCCTCTTCGGAGGGGCTTTTTTATTAGAACATCAGAGGTACTTTTTCGTATGCAGGTCCACGCTCTCTAGCTTTATTTTTGCTCCATTCTCGAATACGTTCTATTTGCTGACCAGTTGTAGTTCCTGGATCTTTACCTTGTCCAAGTTTGTAAGCTAACCGCCTCAAAATTGTTTCAGGATTAACGTTTTCTAAAGGGGTATCAGCCACATGTCCAACAAGTGCAGGAATAAAATCCAAACCTCCCGTAGCCGCACTAGCTGCAGCTCCCCCGCCTCCAATAATTAAAGCATTTAAAATTCTTTGCGCCGCACTTGCTTCATCGGGATCATATAGCTCAGCTACACCTGTACCTACATCCCCTGCAAATGGAATGTGTTTTAGAAATTTACCTGCGATTCTAAAACCCGGCATCGTAGGCATTTTTTAGTTAGTTGCTGTTTTCAGTATAAATTAGGTAAACTATCGATAGATACTGTCTGCATAATGACTGTCGCCGAAATCAAAGAATTTACTTACACCCCTAACGGTGTGAAAGTAGAAGTTGTTAGTTCACATGATGAAGGCGAATACTTCATGGTGCGCTCTTTGACGACAGGTAAAGTTTTCTTTGCCCATAAGAACCAGATCGATGAAAAAGTTACAGAAACCAAGGAGAGCGAAAAACACGTTAAGCAACGCCGTGGTCGGCAGGTAGTTAAGCCGGAGGTGCAAGCATTCACCCGCATCAACATCAATAGCGCCACACCGCAGCTGTTAACGCAGGTTCTTAAAGGCGTAGGAATGAAAACCGCTACTGAAATTAAAGAGCTGCAACAAGCTCAACCGGGTGAACGCTTCACCAAACTTGATCAGTTGAAGTCCATTAAAAACATCAACTGGGACGAAGTTTTAGAAGGCGATCACGTTTATGTCGAATAGTTTTTAAGTAATTTAGAATAAAAAAAGAGGATAACAACACCCGTGGCACAGTTAAGCACGCAAGAGCTAGAACAAATTCAAAGTTACCTAGCTCAACAGGGTGTTGTTTTTCAACCTGATACTACAGACGCTACTAAGCGTGAAGTAGTTTTTGCTGCGATTAATCAACTAACACGTAATCCGGCACAGGTTTTTGGTTATAGGCTTGATGATTTTAACTTTAGTCGCACAGCTTATCACTTAGGTTATAATATTGCTACTGTTCCTGCTGGTGATTACGCCAGGTTAATGGAAGCGTGTAATAGTATTCCTAGTGAATTCTACTACGATAAAATTGTCCAGCAAATTGAGCGCTGTGAGGAAGCTGAGAGATTAACCGAGCTCGCCACGGGGCGGGCGACTAGCCGTCAGGAAACCATTCTGGGTGACGTTAGTCGTTCAATTAATATTCAAGATAAGCGGGAAACTGCTCGGATTTGGCGGGAAAATTATCTGTATGAGTGTGATCGTTTAGCGCACATGCTCTACGTCCCAAATTACAGAGACCCCGTGGCAGCTCGGTATCGTTTTGAACGTAGTGGTGCTGAATTTATTCAAGCTATACCTGGACCTCCTGATATTTCGCGATCTGACCGTTTGTACTTCTATGCAAACTGGCGCTAAGATAACTACAGGATTTCCGTACGTTAATGTCGCAGATCGGTAGACAACTCGTTAAATTTTTTCAAGGTGAACTTCTTAAGAAGACAGGAGAAGCTGCCCGCTTTCAAAAAGGGAATGTGGTGCCGTTTACTCGGGTTACGGAAATTCAACCTAATGTTCGTCCCGCTGCAGCTCCCGCCAGAGAAGTTATGCGAACTTCTCCTGGTCAGTTAGAAATTCCTTTCGGTGATATTCGGACTGTACGTCCGACGACTATGCCCGCTCGGAATGTTCCTATGGGGCGCCCTGCACCAGAACCCGCTTTCCGCACTTCAGTTAATCCTGCTCCTCGGCCTGAGTTTACTACTACTCGTCAACCACTTTCTCCTGAAGAAGCCGCCCTGTTAGAAAGCGATCCGGGAACTTTTCGTTCAATTCAAGATTTAGCTAACCGCGCTTCACAAAATTTTGGTGTTGAAGTTCGACCTGGCGATCTTCTACGAGGAGATTTTAACAAAACATTACAAGCTTTAGAGAATCAGGCTCTCATGCGTAGCGGACGGGGTGACATCGTTCCTCCTGGCGCTAGGAATCTGGGTGGATCACGCGAAGCAATGGAGACCGTTAGCGCAGGTGCTCGCGGAACTTCGGAAATGCCGGTTGATGTTGCTTTCCGAAACGCCACGGGTGGTGTACAGCAATTAGATCTCGGCTCACTCCTTCGCGGACTCGGCGTGGGTGCTGCTTCTGCTGGAACAATGGCTGGTTCCGCCGCTTTAGTTAACGCCTTTAGGCCGGAACAGGCTCAAACTCCCATGGGTCAACCTACCGCGACACCGGAAACTGGTCCCCTTACACCGTCTGTAACTG